TACTGTAACTTCTGGTGGTGCTATTAACCTTACTGCTACTACTGACGTTGTTGTTCCAGCTAATGTAGGAGTAACCTTTGGTACTGGTGAAAAGATTGAAGGAGACAGCACAGATTTAACTGTAACTTCTGGTGGTGCTATTAACCTTACTGCTACTACTGACGTTGTTGTTCCAGCTAATGTAGGAGTAACCTTTGGTACTGGTGAAAAGATTGAAGGAGACAGCACTGATCTTACAGTAACTTCTGGTGGTGCTATCAATCTCACAGCTACTACTGACATTGTTGTTCCAGCTAATGTAGGAGTAACCTTTGGTACTGGTGAAAAGATTGAAGGGGATAGTACGGATTTAACTGTAACTTCTGGTGCTGACATTAATCTTACAGCAACGAGTGACGTAAATATTCCTGCTAATGTAGGTGTTACATTTGGTAATGATGGTGAAAAGATTGAAGGTGACGGCACTAACCTCGCAATTAACTCTTCAGGCGATGTAAACATCACTGCCACAACTGCTGACCTTGATGGTAACTTAGAAGTTTCAGGCACTACAGCACAGGTAGGTGTTTTAACTACAACAGCTACACAGGTAGCGACTGGCGGGATTACAAGCGGTTCAGATATTGTTTCTGACACAGACAGCACTGACGATCTTGGTACAACCAGTGTTCGTTGGGCTAACTTGTTTGTTGATGGTATTACTGCAACTGATCAAATAACAGCTACTGGGTTTACTGGTACATTAGACGGTATTCTTGGGTCTGGTGCCGCTGCCGCTGCAACTGTAACAACTCTTGATACAAGTGGCGCTGTTAACTTAAATCTTACTACTGACTCAACTAGCTCAACTTCAGGTGCTTTGATTGTTGACGGCGGTGTTGGTATAGCCAAGAAGTTGTTTGTAGGTACAGACCTAGACGTAGACGGCACAGCTAACCTTGATGTCGTGGACATTGACGGTGCAGTAAATTTGGGGGGAACGCTAACGATTGGTGACTCTGGTTACTTTATAGGAAATGCCACCAACGGCATCCGATTTAATAGTTCTGACAACAGCGTAAACCTACTCAAGATTTTGGATGATGGCTCTATACAAACTGTAACGGCAGGAACCTCAAATGTCCGTCTGGGCCTCAACGCTGGTAACAACATTGAAGCTGGCGGTAATTACAATGTAGCGATTGGCGATGAGGCAGGAACTGCGATCACTACGGGCGATCACAACGCTGCCGTTGGCTTTTCTGCGCTGAAGGCCAATCAAACAGCTTCTTTCAATACCGCAGTAGGCTCTAATTCTTTACTTGTGAACTCCACAGGCGCTAGAAACACGGCTGTTGGGTATAATTCTTTAACTGCAAACACCGAAGCTGCCGATAATACGGCAGTTGGTCATTATGCGATGGGTGTTAACAGCACAGGCACACAGAATACCGCTGTCGGTTCTTATTCGTTAGACGCAAATACCACTGCTTCTTACAACACTGCTCTTGGCGGTGCTGCTCTGGGGGCAAATACCTCAGGCGCTTACAACACCGCTGTTGGCTATGCTGCGTTGGGTGCAAATGATACGGGCGCAAATAATACAGCAGTGGGTACTCACGCTTTATGGGTAAGTGAAACCGGCGCTAACAACACCGCTGTTGGACAGGCTTCCTTAAAGAATAATACCGGCGCTAACAACACCGCTGTTGGCTATCAGGCACTGCTTACAAACACTTCAGCCGCTAACAATGTTGCTGTTGGCTATACTGCACTAAAAACAAATTCTACAGGTGCTGGCAATGTTGGTGTTGGCTACAATGCACTGACTTCGACCACAGCCGCTAACAACACCGCTGTTGGCTATAGGGCGATGGACACAAATTCCGTAGGCACTGCCAATACCGCTGTTGGCTATCTTGCGGCGTTTGCTCTTACCGAAGGCAGTAGCAATGTTGTGATTGGCGCCGGGGCTGGGTCAACTCTCACCACTGGTGATAATAATTCGATGATTGGAAAAGAATCTGGCATAACAGGCAGTCCCGGTGGCAACCAAACTACTGGTGATAATGAAATTTTCTTGGGCGATGAAAATATTACTGCTTCTAATATTCAAGTTGATTGGACAGTAGCATCTGACCAAAGAGACAAGACTGACTTTACCGCACTTGATGTTGGCTTATCGTTTGTTAATGCGCTAGAGCCTGTAACATACAAGTGGGACAAGCGTTCCAAATACATCGATAAGACTGACCCAGATGTAGACCTTGATACCGTCACACATGACGGAACCCATAAAGAAGATTGGTTAGATATTGGCTTTAAAGCACAAGCTGTTGAGGTTCTGGAAATTGCAGCAGGATATAAGATTGCCGACAAGACTAACCTCACCACAAGCTTAACGTCAGACGGCAAGCAATACGGTATTCAGTACAGCAAGTTTGTGCCCATTTTGGTCAAGGCACTACAGGAACTAAGCGACCAGAACGATGCTCTTGAGGCCCGCATAGCGGCCCTTGAGGCGTAATAGAAAGGAAAAATTATTGTGGCTGATGAACTAACGGCTGATGAACTAACGGCTGATGAACTAACGGCAGATGAGATTGCCGCACATTTTTCTGCAATGGACCATAGCGTCGATCTTATCAACTCCACGGTGGCTGATGATGCTGATGCTTTGTATATGTACGGGAGTGAAGATGAGGTAAACCTTATGGTCACCCGTAATACAGATCATCTTGAAATCCAGATTGCAAAAGATTGGTATGCAGCGTCCAGCGTGAGCAAGACGGCGTACACTAGTGCGGTAACGTCTGGCAAAGCATACGTTGCAGGGTAAGGGAAAATTATGATTACCCGGCCAGAAATGAAGGGTCTGTCCTGCATACAAGGTGCTGGAACAGATTTTGTATTAACGGGGGAAAAGTTTCCAAAGAAGGGGAGCCCGTCGTAATTATGGCTTGGCGCTGGACCGCGTTGCTAACCTACTTGCTCATTTGCATTTACGACTTTGTAGTTGTGCCAGTTTGGTTTGGATTGAATAGGCCACAGTTGAGTACCTTTGTAGAATACATCGCCAGCATAAAAGACCCGTTAGTGCAGCTGGAGTTGATGAAAAAGATGACCGGCCAGCACCACCCGTTCACTTTGCTTGGCGGTGGACTATTTCATTTAGCCTTCGGGGCTTTGCTCACCGGCTCTGTGTTTGGTAAAGGGGAGCCGTCGTGACCATACGGCCAGAAAATATTGACACTATCGCGGCTACCGGTGGAGGAGTAACTGCTATTTGGAATTTTGTATTGGGTGGGAACCTAAATATAGTGTTAGGCGCTGTTGTCGCGTTTCTATCTATTGTGGTTCTAATTCAACGCTATCTTATAAACCGTAAAGAGTTGAGCAAATGACCCCTACCGCCATTATGAAAATGATAGAAAATTTGGGCGTACCCGTAGCGGTTGCACTCGCCGGAGGTCTGGCGCTCTGGAAGCTTATTGCCTTCGTTCTTAAAGATTTGAAAACGGACATTGCTGACAAACAAGACGAGCTGCACCAGTTGATGCGGACACAAAACACAATTTTAATCAAACTGATCGACCGGGTTCGCACTCTCGAAATTAATCAAATGACAGCGTACACTGCGCTTCTGGCCGTGGCTGATGCTGACATACCGGAGTGGAGACGCACCCGTGCAGAGCGCATAGCCGAGCTTCGCGAGCAAATAAAAGACGTATCTCACAATGGAGAAGGTGAATGACAGATAACATCCCCGACAAAGCTGCCTATCAGGTCAATCGACGGCTCATGTGCTGGGCCGCGCTGGCGTTGATGGCGGCTACGGTGGTCTGTGTACTGTGGCAACCGGGGGACTATGCCAATGCCCCGGTGGGGCCAATATTCTATGGACTTAGCGGTCTTGTCGCCGTGTATTTTGGGGCTACTAGTTTTGCCGCGGCTAAGAGTAAGTAAGCGTTATGACACATACAGAAGGAAAAATATTATGAGAAACATTCTATGTTGGTTTGTAGACAGGATGAAAGAACCGTCATCCTATGCGGCGGCGGGGTGCGCTGTAGTCGGCCTCGGCGTTTTAATTAACCAGCCGGGAGTTATACTAGCCGGTGCCTTGGGCGGTGCCGTTGGCTGTCTCCTCAAGGAGCGCGGGGACTTTTGAGGTGATCCTATCGCTACTGGGCACGGCCCTGGGGTTTGGTACGTCCATCATCCCTGAAATTCTTGGTTACTTTAAGCAAGGCCAACAGAATACGCAGGATTTGGCAATGCTGGAGGCCAAGGCTAAGTATGCCGAGCAGCTTTCCACATTAAAGATTACTGAGCTTGATGCCCAGGCCGACATAGCAGAGACCAAGGGTATTTACGAACATGATAAATCCATCGACGCTGGAACTTTTGTCAACGGTCTTCGGGGGTCTGTTCGTCCTGTGCTCACTTATGCCTTCTTTATCCTGTTTGCCTCGATTAAAGGTGTCACGCTTTATAGTATGGTAAATACCCAAGGGATGGACCTGTCTGCTGGACTTCTGGCTATTTGGGACGACGAGACGAGCGTTATATTTTCAAGTATAATCGCGTTCTGGTTCGGGTCAAGATCAATGGGCAAAGCCAGGGCGTGGCAGCAGGAGAGACGCAAGTGATAGACCAACTCAGGTCACTACTCGAGCAGGACGAGGGCATAGAGCATTCCATTTATTTGGATCATCTCGACAAGCCCACGACCGGAATTGGTCATCTGATTACAGTAACAGATGCGGAGTTTGGAGATCCTGTAGGCACCAGCGTTAGTGCTGATCGTGTTACTGAACTTTTCAACGAGGATGTGAAGACCTGCATCGATGACTGCCGCCAGCTGATTTTCGACTTTAATGGTATGCCGGTCACTGCCCAGATTACTACTGCTTCGTTGGCCTTTCAGCTTGGCATCAATAGATATGGCAAATTCAAGAAGCATCTCTCGGCCATGAACGTCGGGGACTGGGGGGAGGCTGCGGCACAGCTCCGCGACAGTAAGCTATATCGTCAGACGCCGGATCGGACAGAGAGACACGCGAAACGGCTAGAGGCTTTAGTTTGAGCCCTGCTATTGTTCATAGTATGCTAACTTCAAACAACGCCACATTAAAGGTCAGTGATTGAGCTATGCCACTATCAAAAGTCAGTTTAACGCCGGGGGTAAACCGCGAAGGCACTCGTTATACAAACGAAGGTGGTTGGTATGATTGTGACAAAATTAGGTTCCGCCAGAATACGCCGGAAAAAATAGGCGGTTGGACGCGGATATCCGCTGCTACTTTTACCGGTGTTTGCAGATCTTTGTGGAATTGGGTTACTTTAGGGGGGCAGAATCTAATTGGGGTAGGCACACATCTGAAGTTCTATATAGAGAATGTCGGTGCTTATAATGATATCACACCAATACGTGCTACTGTATCCCTAACCAATCCTTTTACTACCGCTTCTGGTTCTGCCACGGTAACAGTTACCGATGCCGCTGGTGGGTATGTAACTGGGGATTATGTTACTTTTAGTGGGGCTTCAGCAGTTGGTGGACTTACAATAGATGGCGAATATGCGCTTACCCGGACAGTTCTCTCCGCTGCCAATACATACACAATAACTGCTTCTTCTAACGCATCTTCTACTGCTACTGGTGGGGGTAGTGTTTCCGCTGCATATCAGATCAATATAGGCAGTCCCTTTGCGGTCCCGATAGAAGGTTGGGGCGCATCTGCATGGGGGCAAGGGGCGTGGGGCGTTGGTGAGTCTTCTACAACTGCGATTCGTTTCTGGTCCCAGTCTGATTTTGGAGAAGATCTAATATTTGGTCACGCTGGTGGCGCTATATACTATTGGGATGCTACCAATGGTGTCGATACAAGAGGGGTTTTGTTGTCCAGTTTAAGTGGCGCTTCTGATGTGCCAACAGTACAGAACGTCATACTTGTGTCGGATATTAACAGGTTTGTGTTCTGTTTTGGGACAAATCTGATAGATAGTAGTACTACAGATCCCACACTACTCAGGTGGTCTGACCAAGAAGATGCCACTAATTGGACCCCTTCTGCTACTAATCAGGCAGGTAGCCTACAACTTTCCAGAGGTACTAAGATCGTTGCTGCATCCCAGGCACGGCAAGAAGTACTGGTATGGACAGATTCTTCTCTGTATTCCTTACAATACGTGGGGGCACCGGTTGTATGGACTGCGTCTATTGTCGGGGAGAACATATCTATTTCCTCCCAAAATGCGGTTGCTTACGCTAATGGTGTTGCCTACTGGATGGGTAAGGACAAGTTTTATAAGTATGATGGACGCACCCAGCCACTGAAATGCGATGTACGAAAATATGTGTTTAATGACTTCAACACCGCACAATATACACAAGTGTTTGCGGGTACGAATGAATCATTCCACGAAGTATGGTGGTTCTATTGCTCTACTTCTGCCACAAATATCGACAAGTATGTAATATATAACTACCTTGAGGATATATGGTATTTTGGTACGTTGGCCCGCACTGCTTGGCTTGATTCGGGGTTGAGGAATAGCCCCCTAGCCGCTACTTATTCGTATAACCTAGTCGATCATGAGGATGGGATAGATGACAACCAGGGGAGCAGCGCGGCAGCTATAACCTCCTATATTGTATCTTCGGAATTCGATCTTGATGATGGGCATAAATACATGTTTGTGAATCGGGTGATACCTGATATCTCCTTTGATGGCTCTACAGCTGATAATCCGGTTGCAACCTTGACTCTAAGTCCTTTGGCGAACCCCGGTGCCGGGTATACCTCTCCCACATCCACGGGAGGCGTGAATAATGCAACAGTTACCCGCACCGCGACCTCTCCGGTAGAGGTTTTTACGGAACAATTAGATATAAGAGTGCGGGGGCGGCAACTATCCATGCGTATTGAGTCTGATGCCACAGGCGTTGCATGGCAATTAGGTTCCCCCCGGCTTGATATGCGGCCAGATGGACGACGATAATGGCTGTTGATAATACAAGATATAATGTAGCATTTCGTGCTCCCGCGCTTCCGTATCCTCCCATTGAGTATTCGCAGGAGGGTTTTGAGCAGTTTAACAACGTATTGCGGCTGTATTTTAGGCAGTTGGATACTGCAGTTAGAAATGCTAATACTGCTGATAAAGCTGAAGCGACAGCATGGTTTTTTAGGTAATGGCAAACGTATACACAAATGCGAAGGTGGATCTAACAACTACCAGCGTGACAACGCTATATACAGCCCCTGCGTTGACCACCAGTATTGTTAGTTCCATCCTTGTATCTGAGGATTCTGGTAATGCTGATACCATAACCTTAACCCTTACTAATTCTGCTAGTGCCGTGTTTAGCCTATTTAAGACTAAAGCTGTATCTGCAAATGCTACCGTAGAGTTACTTACCGCCCCTCTGGTAGTACAGACGGGGGAAATATTAAAAGCAACCGCCGCTAGCTCAAACAGATTGCATGTTGTGGCAAGTATCTTGGAGGTCACCTGATGCGAGTAGTAAATAGCAATAAGGAAGAGCTACCTCCGGCGTCCATTATCGCCATGCATGTAGATGGGACTGACAAGCGGGGGAGGTCCACCCACGAAATTTTAATGATGATTGCAAAAGAAGGGACGTTGGAAAACGCGGATATGGTTCAGTTTGGCAATACGGTGTTTCTTGGCCATACAGGGACAACTAGTACAACAAAGATGATTGGCAGGGCGTTTAATGTAGATACGGCTAAAAATTTTGTAGCTAATGGATTGGAATATATACGTTATTTACAAGATAAAGGTATTACTCATTACGCTACGCAGATAAGTGATGATAAGTTACTCGGGATATTCAAAATTGTTAAGAAAAAACTAGAGGCGCGAGATTCTGAAGTTCGTATCCTGCCAACTAAATCAGGCGGACACGCTATGTTCGTCAATCTTGGTCGTGAGTTCGTAAGGTAGGACTATGGCTTCGGTATTTGAATCAGTCTTTGACGTAATTGAGGATGTCGTTGATTTTATTGCCGATGATATCATAGCACCTGTTGTCGATGCTGTTAGTGATGTAATTGAAGGGATTAAAGAAAATCCAATTCAGTTCATCGCTATGGCTGTTACGACGTATCTGAGTGCTGGGACAGCTATGGCGTATTGGGCACCAGCTCTTGCATCCGGGGCTCTAACTGCGGCAAATGGGGGGGATATTAAGGATATCCTTATTTCGGCGGCGGCATCCTATGTGGGCGGGCAAGTTGGTAGCTGGGCAGGAGGGCAGGCGGCGACTGCTGTTGGTACCGGAACTACCGCAGGAAAAATAGCAGGAGAGACTGTTGCAGGCAGTGTTCGTGGGGCAACAAGTGCAGTAATTAGAGGAGAAGATCCTGTAGAAGCGTTTCTTTCCAATGGTCTTCAGGCAGGGGTAAGCGCGGGGCTTGGGTATATTACAGATGAATTGGAGTCATCAGGATATCTACCTACAACTACGGTTACTGGCGGTGCTGGCGGGGATACTGATTTTGATTTAGCTACTGAAGACCTAACTTTCTTTGATCAGTATCCCACGGTTAAAGCTATAGTAGGCGATAGTCTTGCCCAAGTGTTATCTGGGGAAGAGGTAACCGCCGGGACAATAATTAGCGCTATTGCCAAGGCGAAGATTACAACTCAACTTGTTAATGAGCAAATTCAAAGTGTAGGTCTTGATTCCGTAAAAGACGAGAGGTACCTTGGCTATCTAACCAACACTATACATAAGGTTGTCGCAGCTACTTTTGATAAGGATCAGGACGTATCTGATACTTTACTCGCGTCTATGCATCAATACGCGACAGAAAGACTTAATGAAGGTTTAGATATAACTGTTAGAAGTACTATTGACCTGATTTCCGGTGGATATGACGAAGTGCAAGCCGCCGCCCTGGCAATAACCTCTGCAGATGATAGGTTCGCGGATTTGGAAGTCGAACATGCCGCTGCAACGGCTGGATATCAAGAAACTTTAGGGGATCATAATGAGGTTGTTGAAGCATATAGGGCTCGATTTACGGAAGCTGGGCGGTTAAATGATGTTGCTAAGCAGGCGAATGCCGCACAAGTTGCCACTCGCGCAGAATATAACAGGTTAGCAGATGAATTTGATGTTGCAGTAACGGATATACATGCGGCTGTTAATACACATAATGAGATTGCACAGTTGGGGGCAGCAGCTAAACAAAAATATAACACTTGGTTAGACAGACGGCCAAGAGGTGAGCACGGCGCCCTAGAAAACATCTTATATTATGGCGACAGGCTAATTGATGAGTTTGGGGAAGATGCGGGGGTATATACGGGTTATTGGACGGGTGGTGATTATGGAATGACCAGAGAATGGGTACCTGCGCCAGTTCGTGAAATAGACCCTACACCCGAATTTAAGGAGAAGCTAAAGGAGACAAAATCCCTATTTGAAGCGGCAGGGGCTAGATATGAAGAGGCGCACGCTGCCGCTAACGCGGCGGCAGAATACCATAATGCTGTGTATGCCGACTTCGTCACTGCGAACACTACATTTAATACTTACAACGCTAATTTAACTGCCGAATGGGA